GCCATTGCATTAAATTCAAAAGGAGTTTTAGCCGCACGCTCTTGAATCATGCCAAGCGTAGATTCGACCGCCGCCGCATCAGGCAAGAAAGCGGATAATTTAGCTCTTACCTGCTCCATTGAGTTATTGAAGGACAATCCCTCATAAGCGGCATAGCCTAACCCGGCCGCCACAGTTCCTAAACCAACCGCCGCAATACCGAGGCTCTTGTTTACCCCGCTTTGTACGCTATTGCCAAAAGAGGAGGCCATGCTTTGAGCCTCCCCCATTGCGCTTTGGAATTGACTAACATCCCCTGTCAGTTTTACGACTAAAGTTGTTAGAATTGACATTATTTTTTGCCTTTAGTTAAAGCGTTGTACTGCATAGCCCATGTTTTCATCGCGCTAAATGTCGCTTTCGGGCTAGGTTTAGGCAGTAGTTCCGGGTAAGGAAAAAAGTCTTTTTCTGTGTAAGCCGTCTTTTTAGGGTCGCGGTTGACATTTGCTATTAAAGCCATGAGGCGGGCATTGCTCATTTCTCGCTTTGCCTCACCAAAATAGTCAACTGCAAAAAACTCTTGCCACTCCAAAAACTGCGGGTAAGTTATACTGCCTAGCATCTCGTCAACGTCTACCACGCCAAGAGCCAGAGCCAGCCGATAAGCAAAAAACCGGCTTGGCTCGTCTTTTAGGCTTTTTTTTGACCTGCGTTAATACCTGACAACTCAAGAGCGAGAGGTGCAACCGCTAAAACAAGGTCAAAAGCGTTGTCAAAAAGCGGTAAATCTTCTTTTTTGTAGCCTAGTGCATAACAGGTGCATAGCGTAAAAGCCCCACCACTGTTAGACATATCTACAGTTTTACCGTCACTACCAACCATTAACATAGTGACTTCCACCGCCTGCCCGGCCGTGAGTTGGGTTAAGAGCATTTGACCATAGCCATCTACCTCTACCACTTGCGTTCTGCGTTCTTTTTTGCTGAGTAGTTCTTTTAGTTCTTCATTCATAAAATTAACTCAAAACAATCTCACCAGTAGGACGGATTTTAACTTCTACAATGTACGCATCGTCTTGTTCGGATTTACGAGAAAAGCCAGAAACGTAGCCCTCAAAAGTCAGGGTTTCAGTTGTAGCACTGTCTTTGAAAACATGAGTAGCAATTGCCTTGCTAGTTGAAAGCGTTCTCAATTCCGAATGTGTATTCGCTGATTCATCAAAAACAATTTCTACTGTTACCTCACCCGTGTTAATGCGGCCGGAAGGGATGTACTCCTCATAACCCCCAGTTGAATCGTGGGCAGTAATGTCAGCCATAACCGCCTCAATAGAGGGTGGGGTAATGCTTCGCACATTCGCCACAGTAACAGGGGTAGCCGCAACGTCTACCTGATAAACAATACCAAAACCGCCTTGTACAGCCATGTTTAACTCCTATACAAAAATCTAATGTCAACCTGAAAACTATTGTTTTCTCCTAGTTGACCATAATCACTTCGTTCAGTATCAATAAATGAATTGTCAATATAAACCGTGCCAGCCCCTACCGTTACAGTTAATTTCTTGGCATCCCAAAGAGCGATAAGGGCGTTTTTTACAGCAACCGCATTACTGTAGGATGTGCCAATAATGGTAAACTGAACACGATTGCGTTTTAATCCTGTTGCACCTGACCCGCTGACAGCGTGGGCATTTATGCGCCCGCCGCTTATGACCTGATAAACAACACAGGGATAAACCGCGCCCTCTGGTGCGTTAAGAGGGTATAGCCTAGTAGATATGAGGCCGGACAATGTACCGTCAGCCATGCAACGTGTATAAATCGCTTCTTCTAAAGTAGCCATTTAGTCTATTGCCCTCTTGAGTACCTTACCCGCTTCGTCTCTGATGTCGTTTATATTCTCGTCAACGGCCGGACGTAAAAAAGGACGCGCCGGAATACCCTCGACGTTAACCACTGGCTGAATAACCGCCCCGCTTGCATCATACCACCTCAACGCCCCCGCGTTCTTAGGTGTCACAAGGTGAGGGCGTGTGCCAGTCTCAAAAAATCGTGCGTACCATTTCTCACTTTTTGGGCCAATGTGAACGTCTACAGACTTGCCTGCGTTGTTAATTGTCTCTTGAGATATAGCATCCTGTACAGAGGTTAACCTTTCCTGTGCTTCACTCTCTACCAGTTTACCGGCCGCTACCATTGCCGCCTCTAAAACTCTCTCGGCTGACAGACCTTTTTGGGCTAGTGCCTTTTTTAGTTCGCCTGTCGAAACAGTTAACTTGAGGTTGATTTTATCAGCCATTTAGTACCTCTCGACACTGTAAACGGTAAAAGATATTGCGCTCGTCTGGCTTAATGACTGCGAGAATGTCATAGGTCTTGGATTCTGTAGGCCAATAAGCCCGCATGACATTGGTTATAGTGCCAATATCACGCAGTTCTAAAACGTGCGTAACCTCTGCCTGTTCACTGCGGTTCTCTGTAAATTCCCGGCCGGATTTTGGGCTAATCTTGCACCAATAAGTACCGACATCATTCCACGTTACAACATCCTCACCGAATCCGTTTTTGGTGATGCTCTTGCTCTGGATTTTGACACGATGCCTTAATTGTCCTGCTCTCACTAAAACCGCCTGCGCCGTAAACTGGCAAGGATTGTCTTAAAGTTATTTGGTAACTCTTGAATAGATACCCCCTGTGCTATGACGGTATTTTCCCGGTTCTCATACATCTCACCTACCAATAACTTTATGGCCTGTTTGATGTTCAGAGGTACGGCCGCCGCGTTACCATAGCCAACTATGGCACGGATAACAAAACCGTTAACCATGCGGAGGGTGGTACTAGGCCACGAAATACTATCTTTTAAGACAATTTCCCCATAGCGTGAATAAGTGTTAACGTGATAGTTAGACGATGCGAACGTGTATTCCGTGCCGTCATCCTCATAATATTTGAGGTGTGTCACACTTTGGAGCGGGGGAAACATCACAGTTATTTTGTTTTCCCCCGGCCAATTTTGATACCAAAAATCCCACGTTTGAGTAATGAATTTAGCCCGGCAAACTTCCTCACACCATGCGGTAGCTGTCCCGATGTAGGTATCAATTAGCGTATCATCGTCGCTAATATCTATCCTTAATTGGCTTTTAGCTTCGGAGGTGGTTATGGGGTAGGTAGCTGGTGCGCTTGCTAGGTTATAGCCTATCATTATTTGCGTTTTCTCGTTTTGGCAACTGATTTTTCAGTCTCAATAACTGGTTCGGCAGTCTCAACAACTGGTTCTGGTTTTGGGAGTGGGGCGGGGGTAGCATATCCCCCGCCTATTAACTGTTCCGCTTCAAACTCGTCTACCTCAATAGTTGCCCCGGACGGGTATGTCCCTTTAGGAGAACAATAAACACTTTTGAGGATAACTTTCATCTTACACCGCCGCACTGAATGGGGTTGCTTCGGAGCCAGTAGCAGAGCTATTAACCCGAACCCACCACAAGTCAGCCGCAATGTCTACCAACTCTACAGAATCGCCTTTAATCCCGCCCGTTGTTGTGCCGTTTAGGGTAATCGTGTCAGTATCGGCGGATGTTTCAAAACCGCTCACACTAGCATCTGTGTCATTGCAAACAAAAGCGAACCCGGTCATGGTGTCATTACCAGTGACTTGGATAATCAGGCCAACGCTTGTGATGGTAGTGCCTACGATAAAGTGTAGCTTAGTACCTGAACCAGTAGCGGCGGGCAGTGTGAGAGTTGACCCATCTGCCTTGTTGACAGTGACAATCTTGTTATCGTGCGCGGCTTCGGTAACGGCTAAAGTTGCGGCGGTTAAGTTAACAATCCGGGTAGACGCATCAGCTACCCGATTTAATTCGGTCACTGTAGCGTCTAAGCTGGTTAATGTTGTGGCTGAGGTAGCTACTATTGTGCCACTACCCTCAGCCGCTAACGTTCCGCCCACTTTCCAACTTGCCCCGCCTTGCTCGGAGTAGTTTAGTGAGTTTTGAGGCATGGTTTACGCAGTTCCTTCGGCTGGTGATTGGTGGAACTCGCCAGATACACCCGTGCCGTGTGTAGTTGGAAATACAGAGCCGTTGTATTGAATGTAGTTTGCACTAGCCACAACCGCGTTTTGTGTGCCTCGGTCAACCACTAACCGAACATAACGCTCGGCCGGCTGGTGGAGGTCAATATAAAACGTTTCGTCATCGTCATCATCTGCAACAGTTTGGGCAGTGCCTTCTAAATCAGCCGCATCGGACAAATTAGAGGCCGCGCCCTGTTGCATCTTGATAGAAGTTACAGCCGAACCAGTAATTGCACCCATCCGAACGATAACCAAAACGCTCTCGTAGCCTTCCATGTCTAACGTTGATCCGTTAATGTCGCTCGTACCGGCCGCCCCTGCTGTAGGGGTAATGGCTGTAGAAATTTTAGCTAATTTACTTAAGTTAATACCGTTCATTGTATAAATTCCTTTAGGCTAATTTAACCCGTACAAAAGCCTCTTCTAAAACAGGCGCACCGTCTAACCACATCCGCATAATAAAAGCAATCTGGTTAGTTTCGGCGTATTTTTCATTAAGCCGCTGTAACTCGAAAGCACTACTAACCTCTGCAATCCAGTAGTGGCGGGGTACGCAGTACATACCAACATATAACCCGGTGGTAAAAGTGTTCGGTGCATATTCGGAGCTATAAACAGGCGCACCTAGCAAGCTGTCAGGGTCATTAGCAGTGATACCCGGTTGCCAAAGATATTGGCCTTCCCCGTCTTTTAATTTGCTAATCATTTTTACAGCATCACGGTGAAAAATCCATACCGCGTCAGGGCGGTACTGGTCTTTTAGAGTGTATTTTACATTGCGCAAATTATCGGCAGTGATGGCAGTGGTAGTGTTGTCTGTAGACACATCCCGCCCGGTGCTTACCCCATTAGTTGAGGCGGTAAAAATACCCAGAGGTTGGCCTGAGCCAGTACCAGTCATAAAGGTAGATTCTTGAGTAACCGCGAACTTATAGGAAAAACGTTCAACCACTAAGTTTTCCGCAGACGGGGCAAGTTGCAATAAACGCCGGCTAATTTTGATACCTTTTTGAAGCATACGAGGCCACAATTCACGTTTACCAAAAGCTAAATCATCGTCGTAGGTTACAGCGTCATTTTCGCCCGTCCAACTAGGTGCGGCCGGGTCGGATGTTAATGTAACACTACCTAAGCTCTGTGCGTCAGTCAAACGAATAACAGTGGACAAACGCCGCATAAATACTGCGTTATCTACGTTCTTAATTAAACCATCTAACATGCGGTTACTAACGGTCAAGTAACCGGCTTGTGCATCGTTGCCAGCAGACAAAGCTCGTTGCTCTTTTTCGTTGAGGTTTTGACCCCGGATGGATTTACGAATAGCCATGTTGTAATCTGAACTCTCACGGCTGGCTAGGCGTGGTGCTAGTTTTTCGTCCTCGGCGAGGTCATTTAAACCCCGTGCCTCGAATTTAGGACGGTTTGTAGTGTCATTGCTAGGGTTAGCCCGGTAATCATTCCCGTTACTAGCCCCGGCCGTTTCAGCCTCAAGAGCAAAAAGCCGTTCTTCACGGTCTACTTGAGTTTTGAGGTTGTCCACCTCTTGCATAAGTTTGTCGTATTGGGTGCTATCTTCTGTGTTAAAGTTTGGGCGTTCATTTAATTCCCGCGCCTCTTTAACCAGCCGCGCCCGTTTTTCTTTTAATTCTAAAATTTTGGACATGGTTATAATTCCTTTTCTAATAGTTGTAATTGTCGTTCACGGTAAGCCCGCTTATTATCGGCTTCGGGGTGGGCGACTTCGCCCGGCGCGTTATCCTCTAGGAGTGCGGTTAATTCACTAATAAGTTTTTGTATTTCTTCTTTGCTCTTGACTTCTTTGGCCTCTTCAATGTATTGCTCCAAAGAACGATACTGCACACCGATAGAGGTGCTTTCGTAGGCCGGGAAAGTAACTAGAGAAACGTCAAATAGCTTGACTTCTTTCAGGTTGCGGCGGGTATGGTCGTCATTCCATTCATCGCGCAACGCTTGGAACTGAAAAGACATCTGACTTATGTCGCCCCGCTTAACTGAGGTCATTAAATCCCGCGCCCATGTGGTGTCAGGGGGTACAATCTCCACAAAAAGCCCGTTATTGTCCTCTCTCATGGTGAGAGTACCTGCTTTATTACGCCCTAAAACAAAATTGTTATCATGGTTGAATAAAGCCCTAACATCAGCTTCTAAAATGGTTTTGCTAAATGCGCCCCGGCTGATTGTCTCGACAAACCCGCCCAAATCCTGTGAAGGGCTGTCAAAGTTAGCGGCGTAACCCGCTAAAACAGGTGTGCCTTCTCGGTTTTCTTCTCTCAACTCGACGTTATATGTACGTTTCTCTAGCTTTAACATGGTTTTATTTTATCCTTGCTGTTTTACCGTACCGTTAAAAGGTAGCTGCAATAGTGCAGTCACAACCCCGATGTGCGGGCGCGTGGCCTACATCATGCCCCGGCCGTAGAGGTGAGCTTGCCCCTGTTGGCTCAAAATTTGCCCCGGCTTGTAGGAATAGCTCCCCTATACTGGCACTCTTGCCCGCCAAAGAGCGGCAATAAGGGCAATTGTCGCCAAAAGTTACCCACCGTTTACCCTTTGCACCGCCTCTTTCGTAGATAATGAGGGCAATAGCCCCGCCTAGTCTTACGCTTTCCTCTAAGGCGTTAGAGTGCGGGCTGTTTTCTTTCCATTGCTCCAAACGTTTCTCAACATCTGCTTCATTCCCATTCTCTAGGCT